CCCATACTCGGCGCTCAGATGGCCGCCGATGCGCCCATAGTCGCGCGCCGTCAGGCGATCCCAGCCGCCCGCGCCGAGGGCCGCGTTCTGTAGGTACTCGCGCTTAAGGGCCAGCTTGGTCGAGTTGAGCCAGTCACGCGGATCTAGTGCCCCCTCGTGAAACGCTGTCGCCGTGCGCGTCATAGTGCGCTCGTTGGCGTTCAGCGCATCGCCTAGCAAGTCAGTGATCCTAGTCCGGGCCACGAAGCGCCCGCTCGCCAGGTTGCGATAGCGCCCGGTCCCCGGCTCGTACTGGTAGCCGTCTAGCAGGCTGCTAGGCTTGGGCATCTGCCACCTTCGCGTCCAGCAGCCGCTTGTACTGCCGCGGTATCGCCCGGCTGGCGTACCAGTCGGCGCGCGCGTCGGCTATGTCGGCGTCCGTGATCTCCGCCCCCGCCTGCACCTGCTGCACGTCGAAGCGGCCATTGATAAACGTCATCATGTCCGACTCGATGACGATGCGTTCGGCGTCCTGCGGCGCAATGCCCAAGTCGATGAGCCGCTGCACGCGCTCGGCGCGGGTGAGGCTAGGCATGGTAGCCGTTCTCCCCTGCTAGTATGCGAGCCGCGCCTTCTAGCATAGCCACGGCTTCAGCTTGCGTGATGCCCTGTCCCTCCGTCTCGGGCTCCTCTACCTGCGGCTGCTCCGGCGCGGCGGTCCCCGGTACGCCCGCCACGTTGGTAGGCTCTGGCGCGGGCGGCTCCTTCTCAGGGAACATCTCGTCAATCGTGCCCTGTAGGTCTTGCACGTTGTAATCCGGCATAGCCAGCGCAATCTCCGCGGCCACCTTCGGCGTCACGGCGCCCAACTGCCCCAGGATGCCCAAGCCTTGCATTACTTGCCCCAGGTCGGCGTCGAACGGCGAGTCCATGGTCACGGTGCAGCCGTGGTCCTCGAAGTGCTGCCCGCCGTGAGTCTCCGCCTGGGTGAGCACAAAGTCTACAATGTCGCGGAACACCGACGACCAGAACACTTGATAGCGCTCCAACTGGCGCATGAGCGACCCCAGCGTTTCTTTCGCCGTGGCCCTGTTCTGCATGGCGTCAGGCCGGCCCAGGAGGTGCGGCGGAATGCCCATGCCTACCCCCGCCTGCGAGGCCAGCGTCATGCCGTCGATCTGCGCATCGCCCGCCCCAGTGGTGAGCGGGTACTGTTTCATGTCCACGGCGCTGTTGGTTGCCAGCGTAGAGCCTGGCGCAGCGGGAGAGTTGCGCTCCCAGTCGGTGCTGCTAGACTGTAGGGATGAAGCGAAAAAGTTCTTGATGGCGTCCACCGCACGAGAGCCGCCTCCCACGGCCTTGGCCTCGCGCACGAACTGCGCCACGCTTGCAGCCACAGCAGCGCGCGCCTCAAGGAAGCGGCGGTATTCCTCCGCCCAGGGGATGCTGCGGCTCACCATGGGCCAGCCGCGCTTTTCGAGCGTGTTGAATGGAATGTGCATGACGTACTGCGGCGTGGCGCCGCCGTTGCGCTGCTCGGCCAACTTGGCGTCTGTCAGCGTACCTAGCACCTGCTGGACGTTCTCATCACTGGCCGTCCAGTCACGGTAGTAGAGCGCCTGCTTGTCGCCGTGGGTGGGCGTCCACTCGCGGCGATAGAGAATCTGCACGTCATCGTCGTCTGGGTCACACTCGATGGCCGTGATCTGCTCGGTGGGGATGCGTCGGATCGTCACGCCGCCGTCAGCGGTGGACACGAAGAACAACAGGAATATCTCGCCGTCGATGAGCAGGATGTCCGAGAGCTTGTGCAACTCGCGATCGGAGAGGATGCCCTTGTTGGCGGGAGAATCGATGAAGGCGTCCACTACCTCTTGCGCCTTGGCGTCAGATGCCTCTAGTTGGATGTGTTGCCCGAAGCCGTAGTCGGTCCAGATGCTCACCATGCGCCAGATGAGGGGATCGGCGTTATTGTAGTAATGCCGCGCCATCTCTACGACGGCCAGCCGGTCCAGTTCGCCCGCCTCGCCGCCGATAACCACCTGGTACTGCAACTGGCGCCGGAGCAGGTCTAGCGTCTGCTGGTCCATCTCGCGCAAGAGGTCCTGGCCCGTCATGCGCCAGGGGGCCACGCGCATGGCCGACTCGAAGGCTTGCGCCTTGGCGGTCAGCGTCTGATACTCGGGGCGCAGCCAGCGCCGCGCTAAGCGTTCACGTAGGCCCATCAGTAGGCTCCGATCCTGCGCGTCACGTCCACTACCTCGCGCTTCACCTTGCCGCCCGTCAAGTAGCCGATGGCATAGCGCAAGGCATCCAGCAAATGCGCTTCTTCCTTGTTCTCAATCTGGTCGGTAGGCACATCATCCTTGAGCTTGCGCCGATAGCTGCCTATCTCGTCTAGCAGGTGCGTGCAACTGTCATGCACCACTAGCTTAAAGTCCTTCATCAGCGAGTAAACGCGATCTATGCCGGCCCATACCTCGAACACGGGGCACTCCATAAGCGGGATGCCCGCCGCGTTCCAGTCCAGCCGAGCCTGGTTCTCACTGGGTCCGCCCCCCGCCCAGGCAAAGATGGTCTCGCCACGGGATAGCTCTAGGATGCGCTCCGCATTGCCCGCCGTGGTGCGACCAAACGGCTCGTAGTATTCGCGGTATACGTTCAGCACCTCGGCTTGTGGGTCGTAGGCCAGCCACAGCGCAGCGGTGATCTGCCCGATAGGGTCGATGCCCACCACACGGGGCCAGAGCGGCGGCGGAGTGAATGCCCTTACCTTGTGATGCTCCTGGTCAAACACGTCATAGATGGCTCCCGCAGGCTGGACCCATAGCCCGTGGCGTAGGCGCTGCTTGCGCGCTCCACTCAGGGCGTCCAGCCGCGCCAGGTACTTTACGCCTTCGGACGTCCACTCGCCCTTGGCCGCGTCCCATAGCGTGGGGTTGTCTTGGTGATGGGTGTCCAGAAACAGTGTGCGCCCTGTGTCGCATCGCTGCTTGAGCCAGTGCGTGGGCGCGGCGGGGTTACAGTCGCCGATGATCTGCTGGAAGGGCAGCTTGTGGTTGCGCAGCCGCGTGGTCAGCTTCTCCCAGTCCTCTACTGTCAACTCCGTGGCCTCTTGAGGATAGATGATGTCGTACTCGGTAGACATGATCTTGTCGGCTTTGTCCATGCCGCCAATGACAATCTGCGAGCCGTTAGGATAGTAGTAGGACTGGCGGTTGTTGCGCCGCACGCCTTGTACGATGGGGTGATCTGTGCCCATGACGAACTGCTCATAGGTTTGTAGCGCCGACTCGGCCAGGCTCTCCTTGGTCTTGCGCACGATCAGGTAACGTGAGCCAGGATAGTGCAAGGCGCAAAAGTTGAGCTTTTCGAGGATGGCCCTACTCTTGCCAGTGCCAGCGGCTCCGGATAGCAGCACCTCGGGCGCAACGCTAAATAGCCCCTTGGCGGCTGCGCCGCGTGGGGCATATCTGAAGCGGGGGTTAATCTTCCCCTTTGCCACTTCCTCCGTCAGGGTCAACTGGTAGCTGTTCATAGAAGGCGCGCATCGCTTCCAGTCGCTCCACTGCGGATAGTAGTTGCTCGCTTCCATCGACCTCGGCTTTGACAGTGGTTTCGCTCTTATCGGTAAACAGGCCATGCACCCGCCCCAGTTGCACGAGCGCCGCCTGTGCGTCGTAGGTCTCTATGCGCGTGCCCCTCTCGCCCTGGGTCACGGCCTTGATAAAGCGGGTCTTGCCCTCAGCCTTGGCCTTGGCGAGATCCACGTTGCCCTCGTCGTTCATCAGGTCGCCTATGTCGTGCCGCGCGTGTTCGGCAAGGCGAAGTATCACCTCATCGGCAGACATGGCCTTTTCTTTGATGCGCTGTTCAATGGCGGCCTTGACGTTGGGTTTTGTTAGGTTTTCACACCCTATGAAGCGTGCCGTCTTTGGTGAATACCCAGCCCGACGTGCGGCCTTGGCAGCATCCCAGCAAGTCAGATATTCCTCTATAAACACTCTCTGCTTGTTGGACAGCTTGCCCACATTTGCGCCCCCATGCCCGTTGATTGCGCACCCCTGGCGTCGCGGTTGTCAGCGCGACCTACCAGCGCCGAGAGGCACCTCGTTTGTCTGCAAACGCAAAAAACTGCGCCTCTTGAGCGCAGTCTATCACAAACTATAACCCAAACCGTTACTTCTGATATACCAAATTCGCTATGTTATTCGCCCTCTTTGACCAGGCGCCAGCGCGTCTCTGTGACGCATATCAGCGGCAGGCCAATGCGGCCCAAAGCGTTCAGGTCTTTGCGAATGGTTACGGGCGTGACGTTAAAGTGCTCAGCCAACTCCGCGCTCGTATAGGCTCCGCCTGCTAGGAACATGAGGCGCATCTTGTAGAGTCTCACAGCGCGGCACTCCACGTCCGTCATGAGCCTTACGTTGGGTTCTGCGATGATGGCGGCCATGACTAGGCTTCCTCCCATCCCGTGGTACTCTCCAGCGCCTCCCGCACGTGGCGAGAGACGAGCGACGCCAAGAGCAGGAGCGCGAGCAGGCCAAGCGCCGCGAGAGACTGAAGACGCTGCTTCATGGCTGACCTCCCTGCTTTGCTATTGCCTCCACCACCTGACTTATGTTTCTAGCCCACTCCTCTATTTGCACCGTGCTCGTGGCAGATGCAGCTCCCAGGCGCTCAATTTGCTCACTGATGATAGGTAACATGGGCGATAGGCGATGGAGCACAAAACCGAACTTCCCAGAGCGTGGTCGTACGCGAAACGGGCGCCCTAAGCTATATTTCTGCCAGAGCGTCAGGGAACCACGTCGCCGGGTGCGGAGACGATCTTTCATGGCTTCGGCCTCCGTGGCGCGCTGAACGACGCCCGTACCAGCAGCGTGGCCGCTGCCAGCGCCAGGATGGCGATAGCCGCCGATAGGTCATACTCTAGGCCCAGGAGCATACGATATAGCACGACCCCGGACAAGCCGTATACCACCGCCTCAAAGAGCTTGATCATCAGCCATCCCTCCTATTGTGATAGTCACTGCCCGCTGGCACCTCCGAGGTGCTAGGCTACAATCCCCAACAGTTCGCATAACTTTGCATACTGTGCGTCCCTGGCGGCGTCCCAGGCGGCGGCCCAGGCGGCGTCCCAGGCGGCGGCCCTGGCGGTGGCCCCGGCGGCGGCCCAGGCG